ACATTCAATAATATCACTGTTTGCTGCACGACCAAGTGCTAAAACCCAGTCAGCATCATATGCAATTTGTCTTGACCATGCAGTTTGACCTAAAGTTGGAACGGTATTTAAATTAGTCACATCATCAGGTGTAGCAGATGATATAGCAATAATAGGAACCTCTTCACTAATAGACATTAGTTTAAGTTCTCGTGAAAGGTTTTTCATTCGTACCGTTTCATTATCAGACTTTTGGTTTGGAGACATTAGTTGTAGATAATCTACAATAACGAAATCTGGTTTGTATTGATCTATCTTGCCACGAATTACAGATGGTGTTATTTCTCCACCATTATCATTTGAGATAATATGGAATGGTGGTTTGTTTTCTACTCTATCTTTATGCCATTTCTTTAGCATATCAATTTCAACTTCACCATTGCTAAGTTTCTTGTGAGACCACAACCCTTCTCCCATGATTGCATACACACGATTACGAACCTCTACCTCTGACATTTCAAGACTTATGATTAGTGGAGTCTTACCTTGTTTCCATGCTTGGACTGCAAAGTATAAAGACAACCATGACTTACCAATACCAGGATAGGCAAGAAAGATACCAAGTTGACCTGGCATGATTCCAGATGGGAGATAATTGTCAAATCCTGGCAGACCAGTCCTGATACCTATCTTGCCTAATTCTTGTTCCTTGCGGACATTTTCATAATATGCAACTGCAGAATCTATATCTGTAGCATCAATATCACGGATAGTAGATGTATTCTTTTTTAGTTCTGCTGTCTTTGTAATTAAATCATTTAGGGCTGCTGTTCCGTTACCGCCCTGCACTTCTGATGCTGCAGAACGCAAAATATCTTTTATGCTGTCATTTAAATATTCTACCTGCAACTCTTCTAGGTGATGCTTAGTGGCACCAACATCTTCTTGTGGAACAAAGTCTCTAAACTTTTCTACAACCAAGGCTACTGGTGGAACATTGCCATTTACTTCTGCGTACCTACGAATAAACTGCCATACATCATTATGTGTACGCATTAAATTTTCTACATTTGCTTGTAGAAGAACATGTAGTTGTTTATCCTTAAGAACGGCTGATATTAGTTTAGACTCTGCATTAACCATTTAGCCACTCCCTAGCCATTTTCCTACGCTCTTGACGATCTTTTATATCTTGCTCTATAGCAGCCTTGCTATCAAGCAGTTCTTTAGTATTATACGCAAATGAATTCCAAGATGGATTTCTTGACACCTCAAAATAATATGCAAGCAAATCATAACATTGCTGTAAGCCATATGATTCTACAAGCGCATCCGCAGCCCATTGCTCAACGTTTAAATTAAGGTTAGACTTAGTTTCGTATCTTTGCAAATGCAGTTTGTTATACCGACTGAGCAAAGCCATACGGTCTTTGCGATCAGCCATATTACTCTTCTACCAGTTCTGCCTTTGCTTCGTTTACTTTTTCAACAACTTTAGCCTCAACAAAATCATAAACACGATTCATTGCCTGCTCTGTATTTTCATCATTACGAACATTGTCTACAACCCCAAGATCAACTCTTAAAGATTGAAAATTACCAAGATTTAATGTGTAACCAAGTGTTACAGATACCTTTGTGCTCTCTTTTTCCACTGCCCCTCCCAAGGACTAGATTTTTTCTGACCAAACTGGAACAAATCTTCCATCTTCAGTTCTCGTATATGTTAGTATACCATCACCAATTCTGCGTGTCAACTCTTGCTTTGTTGGTGTAATGCCATTTGTAATTAGTTTATCTTTTCTAGGTCTTCCTAGATGATAACTAGCAAGTATATCACGTATCTCTTTTACTTGCAATTCAGAATAGTATGCTCTTATTTGCCATCCTCTTACACCACCAACTTGTGCTCCCATTGGCGGAGGTATAATACCTTTCTTAACTAATCTAGGAAAATATTTACTGTGCCTATTGACAAGTTGAGCAGTTTCTGATACAGTAAACGCTCTCAGTCTATTCTTTCTAAAATCAGAACGCAAACAGGTTTCTAATCTATCTTTTGTAATATTGTAAACTGTAACCATACCAGTAGATCTGGAACTATGATAATATCTTACAAGATCTCCATTGAGAAACCAAATTTTTTTATTACCTTTAATTACAGGCTTATTATTATAGTCTTTGCTCTCAATAGTTCTTGGTCCATAAGCCATTGTCCCTCCTTACTATCTGACGGGGGATGAAAAAATTTTCTTGATCCACAAGCCAAACAGTATATTTCTAAATGTATCGGGCTAGAATATTGTCTATCAACAAACATTCTCCCATTGCATTTTTTGCAACGAAGCGTCAAGAAATTACCCCTTAATTTGGAATGCCAATAACAATTAAATTAATTGCTAAAGAAAGATCTCCAGAAGCACCAAACCTTACAACACCCTCTACTCTTGATGTTGTTATAGACTTAAGAATAACTGTTACATTTTGTCCTGCTGGAGTGTTGCCAATATTAACAGCAGTTGCTGTTGCTATAGGCGCATATTTAAAATCTGATGGAAAGTCATATGTAAATGTTTTTTCGTTACCTGCTGAAACTGTTGAGTTATTTGCTACTTCTACGTACCCGCCGATAACTCTTGTATCTGATGTTTTAATGCTTTGTTTTCCAGCACTAATTGTATCAATAGTGGTATAGTTATAAGTTGCAGAAGAAACCTGAGTAGCAAGATCGTTAATTGTTTCTGCTAATTGATAAATATATGTTACATCTAGAGGTTGCCCTCGTTCTGGAAGCGGTACTTTAGCCATGTTTCTCCTTCATTTAATTATACCCTATAAAGATGTTATTGATGATTCCCAAATTGTAAGTCCAGCATTTCTGGTTTTAGAAGATCCTGAAATTTGTATAGCAACACGAACAGTAGAAGTTCCCTCATTTAAAAAAGCATATTGATGTGTGGTTGTTGTTCCATGATATTCATATCCACCAGAGTCAAAATTAACAAATACATCATAGGCTGGCCTTCCTTCTTCATCTCCCCATACTGCAGTAATAATTGCTGTTGTAACTGACAATGCTCCACTTACAGCAACTGGTGCTACTGAGTCTACAATAAATATTGGAGACCAGTGTGAAACTCTGTTTTTATCTTCTGAAATAACTCTAAATCTAACAGAATAAACATTATCAGATTCTACTGGTGGCAACTGATTTCTAGGTATTCTAAGTATTTTATTTGCCACTATGAAACCCCAACGGTAAATCTAAATTCAATATAGTTGCTAGTGTTAGGTGATTTAATAACTGTTTCCGCATCTGTATTTTTAACAATAGTATATCCAGTCATTCCATAAAGAGGATTGCTTGTTGATATATTTTCTAATCTCATTGCATCTAGTGCAATATAGTAATCATCGGTTGGAGTTCCAGAAACTTCTGCAGATGCATATATCTTAACAACCGTTACAGCATCCCAAGTAAAAGCAGTTGTTGTAAATAATTCTTGTAACTGTTTAGTTACTACATAATATCTATTGTTTTCAAAGTCGTACTCTCCAACACCATCTTCTGCTTCTACTATAAACCTAGCATTTTCTGATGAGCCAGCCTCTGTACTTGCAAACTCAACCAATATTTTTACTTTATCTGGCCAAGATCCAGAGTCTCCATCTTTATTGATAATAGAAAATGCCAGCCTTAGTTCATCTACTGGAGTGTTTCTTGTAAAATCAATATCCACTCCTGTTAAATGTATATGATCGGAAGATGTTGTTGCAGATAGTCCAGAAGTCACTGATGTATTTAAAGTTGCAGTATCTCCCTGTATCATAATAATGTTATTAAAGAATCTGCATCTTTCGTATATTTCTGCCCTACCCGCTTTATAAAAAATAGCATTGTCAGCATTTGTTTGAAATACAACATCAGATGTAACTGCAATAATATTGTCATCGTTTGGATCATCTAGTGGATCTGGATAAGAATTTATTGCAACAGCCGAGGTAGCAGAATGATACTGCCAATTCTCACCAGTAGTAAAAGCAAAAATAGTCTTGCTGTCATAAGCACCAGCAGATGGATTTGTTCCTGCTGAATATAATCCAACCTCTGTTATTTCGTATCTTTCTTCTGTTGGTAATTCTGCTGTTAATACTAGTTTTGTTATGTTATTTTCTGTTACAAATCCCCTGGAAGAAATAGGGACTCTAAACATCTCAAAATCAAGGTTTGTTTTGGCTGAGTAGTCTCCATATGGGTCTGCTGTTGCTAGAGGCTGTGGACCGCATCCAACGGCTATATAGGAGGCATATGCAGGTGCCTGACCAAGCAGGTACTTGCCAATAATATTTTTACCAGTATCAGTTATCATGATTCATTAAACTCCGCCTCATATATTGTACCACTTAGGCTGATTTGAACTTCTATTTGCTCGTCAGGCTCTAAGTTTATTAATTCTATTATTAAATCTCCTGTGGCATCTTCAATGTAGACATATGCTGCATCTGGACCAGCACCTTCTTCTGGCAGTTTTGTTTCTAATTTAATAGAAAAATTAGCAAAATATTTATCCGAAGTATTCTGTAAAGCCACAACATTATTAGGATTATATTGTTGTTGAATAGATGTAAGATTTTTTATTGGCTGGTATGTAACAGTCTGCCCATTAATAGTATCATTACGAGCAATGTTAATTAATTCATGCCCTCCGATATCTTCAAGTAGTAAATCCTGCATTATTTCAAAAGGCTGATCTTCAAAATCAAAAAGAACTGTATCTATTGGAGCAGTTTTTGGTGGAGGTGGAGGAGGTGGTGGTGGGGCAGGAGGAACTACTGGAGTTGCTGGAGGTGGGGGAGTATATGCAGGTGGAGTGTATGAGGTATCTGGCAATAAACTGGTATTAAAGCCACGACTTTCTCTTTCCTCTCTTTCTCTTCTTTCCCTTTCCTCTCTTTCTCTTCTCTCTCTTTCTTCTCTTTCTTTTCTTTCTCTCTCTTCTCTCTCTCTTGTTTCTCTTTCTATTCTTAGTCTTTCTTGTTCTGCTTTTGCTCTTTTTAATTCTGCCTCTGCATCTTTTCTTGCTTGCTCTGCATCAGCCTGAGCCTGTCTTGCTTCAACTTGTGCAGGACTTAATCCAGTTTTTGGATCACGGGTATAATAATTTTTTTCTGCTTCTTCTTTTGCTTTTGCTGCAGCCTCTTCTTCTGCTCTTTTCTTTAATAGAGCAAGTAAGGTATCATTATCAAGTGCGCCAAATTCATTGTCCGGCACTAAGTCTGTATTATAAAAAAATGGCATTTTATACCTCACTCAAATAAACAGTCATAGAAGGTCCTTGATTAGATCTAGAGTATTCTATATTATATACTACAAATCTAGTTTCATCACTAGTTACCAAGTCCAAGCCAGTGGAATCTTTATAGGTTAATGTCACTACATCCCCCAGTTGAAGGGTAGGTATTGCAAACATACTTAAACCTATAGCCTTTTTAGGATCTTTTGTTTTGTTTATAATCCAGCCTAGCAAATCTTCTGCATGATCTTGAGTTTGAATATAAGTTGCATCTATAGAAAATTCGTTTTTACCATGTATTAATCTGCTTAATTTGATTTCATCATATGCCGCTCTTTCTACCAAAGCAGATGTTGTTATAGAATCTCCTTGAAATTCTGGATCGGATAAATTACTTTTCTTTTTATAATAATCATCAACTGTTAATTCATGTGTTGTATCTTGTGTAAAAGAAACTCCAAGAATTCTTAAATAGTTACCACTAGTATCATCTAAACTTAGTGCTGTATCTGTAGAGTTAAATACTAAAAACTCTGCACCATAGGAATCTGCTTGAAAACCAGAAATAGCATATCCTTTTATTCTATTAAATGTTGGTGCTATTTTTGCATAAAGCGCAGGGTATGCACGATCATATCTAATATCAAAATATGCACATTCACGCATAATGGTTCCAAACTCTTCAAAATACATATTATATTTAGGTGGTTGTTGTGTGCTTATGCCTGATAAATATGTAGACTGAATTATGCCGCTCATTGCATATTTACGAAATGCTTCATTTGCATCAATTTGGCTATCTCCAAATACATTTGATAAAGTTTCTCCAACTGTAAACACTGTATTTTGTGCATAGTTATTTGTTAAAGCATATATGTTTTCAAACATACATCTTGAAGAGCCACGAACAAAAAGTGCCATATTATTATATATTGGTAGTGGATCTGTGTCGTCTACAATTTTAATAAGTTTATTGTTGATATATAAATAAAATCTTCTAGTATTTCCTATATCTTGATACTCTACTGACAAATCGTATACTGTTGGGTTTTCTTCACCCATCATTCTATACTGCCCTGTAAATCTTCCATCATCAACAAGAATATTTGTTAGCCCACCCCAAAGTTTAATTGGAATGGCGTCTAAGTTAGATGAATCTTTTTTAATTTTATAAAACATTATATTGTTTACAGACACTTGTGCTTGACCAGTTTTTGTATCACGCTTCAAATACTGTTCTATATTATTTTCTGTTAATGCTACAATTTCAAAATAATATCCATTGTTTGTTTCTGGATTTAAAAGTATAGCCATACCGCCAGATCCACCGCCAATGCTGATGTTTTGATTTACACCTGCACCAGTCACCTGAAAGTATGGTGTGCTTCCAATCGGTGTTTGTCCACGAACTTCGTTATTTTCAATTTTACCAACAATTCTAATTCTTGTTCCAAAATGCCTGTATGCATTATCTAAATTTTTATAAACATATGATACAAAGTTTAATGGTGTTTCTGTGGTCTTAAATGATGGACCATTCATTACCAAAGCAGAAGATTGAATTGTTCCAGCCTGTGTTGATTTAAAATTGTTTACCTGTGTTTCGGTCAAAAAGTTTGTTGCTAAATAATTTTTTATAATTCCATTTCTTGTTGTTTGTCTAGCAAGCGTATTATTTACTCCAGCAGCACCAGTTGTTGTAGATGGTGGATTAATATCTTCATCCAAGGCTGTTGTAAATAAATATTGCGTTTTCATATCACAACCACGCACATTATCATTGTCTGTCCAGTAGTCATTTATTCCAGCAGTATGAGTTACAACTGGTGTTCCAAATTGTCCACGACCATGTTGTTGAACAGGACCAGATTTCATTCTGGTATTACCATCAACAGTTTCGTAGTATGGCAAACTATATATTCTTATTAAACCAGTTGGATAAATTTTTCCATTAAATGGCAGGGAAGCAAAATATCTTTGATATTCTTGATTGCTACTAATCCAAACATTTCCAGTACCAGTTATATTAAATTCAACAGCATCATATTTGATTACTTCTCCATTGGCATAAAAATATCCTTGATATCTGGTTAGCCAGTATATGCTTTCACCTAAATCTAAAATGTTATCTATGACAGATCCATTTGATACCGTCGGAACAGATATGGTTAGATTAGAGTTAATTGGGATTGCAGATAGTTGATATGCGGACTGAGTTGATGCAATGGAATTAACTGTTTTGGTTTCTTCTGTTCCCGCAACTTCCCATAACAAAACTGGTAAATATATCCATGTTTGTTCTCTATCAATAAGAGATTGTTGTCTTAAACTTCCATATGTCCTTTGTATGTATCTTGTTGTATATGTTATTCTTCCATCATTATAAACACGTTTATCGTTTGCTGATATTGATAATATATTTGGTAGATTACCTGAACTTGAATTTTTTACCACACCGCTATCTGTTTGATTATTTGATCCAGAAAGTACAAAGTCTGTGGTTCTATCATTTTCGTCTGGCAGCAAATAGTTTTTACTCATTACAATAAAATTATTGTATTCATCAAAGAACATTGCGCTTTGTGTTGATACTGCAAGTTGCGTTAAAACCTCTGCTACGTTTTGATCTGGTGCAACAAAAAAGAATGGAATAATAGGATCTGATTCTCCAGTCAATCTTCTAAATGTGTAATTACTAAAACCAATATAGTCAAGAAGAGTAGATATCGCCATGCTTAATGATGTTTGTGTCATAAGAAGTCTTGGCGCAGGCATAGACTCTAAGAAAAAATAAAAGTCACGTAGTGAGAGCGTTACAGTTGCCCCAGTTACATCTGCTTGTGGAAAACCATCAGAGTATAGAGTTTTAATTGGAACATAATAGTCAAAGCCATCTACATTGACAATTTTTTCATAAAACTTAAACTGTATATTTTTTTCTATATATCCATTAATAATGCTATTTGTATTGTTATCATTAAATGCCTGGTCATCATCAAATATTGTCATTTCTCCAGTAGAGGCGAGCAACTGTCCAACTGGTATTGAACTATTACCAAGATCAGATAGCATCTTAGTGATTCTATAATCTATAACCTTGTCTGATAAATTTACTACAAGCCTAGGTGACATTTCTATTAGGTCAAATGTAGAATCTTGTTTGTTCATTGTATCTACTACAATACGTATTCCCTTTATGTATTGGAATTGTCTATATTTTGTACCGCCGTCAATTGCATCTGTAAATGACTCTGGAGATACAAGATCCTCAATAAAACTTGACTGGTTTGTAATAGTTTCAGAACCTAAAGACCAACCATATGTTGGTGTAAAAATCTCATATTCAGAACCAGTCCAAATATGAAACTCTCCAACCTCTCCTTCGTTTTCAACAACCAAATATGCATATCCAGTTACGCTTGATTCTGGAAGCAGGGTATCAGAAGAAAGTCTTTCTGCAAATACAAAAATATCTTTATAAGCATCTGGAATTATTAAACCATATTCCAATTCTACATATCCGTCTGTACCAATAATTGGAGAGTTGGTTTCATCATCTCTTGTATCAAATTCGTTTACTGTATATATGTCTGTCCAGTTATTATCTATTAGGCATTGAACTCTCCATCTTGCTGGAGTTGTTTTATTTACCTCGCCAAAAAGTGGATCATCAATGCTTCCAGAGTTTGTTGTAAATGGACCTAAATCAACATCTCCAACATTTGTTTGCATTTTAATAACAAGCCTATTAGTTGGTACCTGTTCTTTATAAACTACAAATGGAACAGCATCATGTATAAAATATAATCCATTAGATACATTCTTAGCAACACCATATTCATTGCCATCTTCTGTTCTATATGAAGTCCAGTATCTAAACTGATCATATCTTGATGGCATATAATATCTAGGACGCTCTGATATATCGGCACCAGAGTTTGCTAGATATCTTCCAGACATATACATTGCTTTATTTATTCCAGATCGTGGTCTAAATGGTTTTAGACAATCTTCTAAAGAATAAATCATTTTCATTTTATCTTTAGTTAATGTAAACTGTTGAGGTGTTCCAGTGTTATCAAAACCACCATCAATTACAACATCTGCGTCTGTTGCTCCAGTGTAGTAATTTCCTTCATCAAGTTGATCAAATGTGGATGGCAATGTACTGTATATAGAACCAGTTGTGTTTGGGCGGTATCTATAGTTACCAACTTTAAAAATATTACCTGGCATATTCATATTCCACTCAGCCAAAACCAAAGACTCTATATTAATAGTTGCTGATGTTTCAAGATGAGTCTTTAATGCTTCGCTTACAAACATTTTAGACCTCTTCCAGAGTTACCGATATATTCCACATATCAAAGTTATTGCCACCACGCTTAACTACAGAATAGTTAAACTCTGCAAAATATACTTGAATTATTTCATTATATTGTGCAAGGTGTCCAAATGAGTTATTTACTATCTCACCATCTTCTTTAAAGTTGGCATAGTTGTCATATGCTAGATACATCCAGAATGGACCAGTATGAGAGTTATACCAGTCTAATATTGCTACCCCGCCAGCACCACCGTCTGCCGTAAATTCTTGTGTATTATTTTTATATGGCGATATACCAGTTGCATCATTAAATGCTGCCACCTGATAATATGATCTAGATGGCAACATACTCCATGAAAAACTAATTTGCATTTTATCTGCAATGTGATAAGAACGCATACGGCCATTAATTGTTCTTTGACGCTGCTCAATTCTTTGTGGAGAAAATGAAATTTCACTTCTATTATGATCAGACAAAATAATAAATTGATTTAGTAGGTCTGGGTCAGTTTCAGCGGTACTTGCACCAATCTCATATCCATTAGGAACATAGAGTCCCCCTGTAAGAGTTCCAGCATTCTCAGACCACAAAACGCCCTGTGGTCTTTGATACCTTTTACGACCTGACATATATGCTGATGTTGTCATTATGATACCCTCTGCTTTTTAACTCTTTGTGAATCTAAATACTTTATTTCATTCATAACAGTTTGTGCTATGTTGGAAGGTGAAGCATTTGTTCCACCAACTGTAATTCCAACATTATAATTATACACTGCGCTAGAGTTATCGTTATAGGATGCGTTTGCTATATTTGTGCTTGATGTGGTAATTGTTGGAGTAGAAATACTATATGACGGAGAACTTAGTGATGTATTAAGAACTACTGGAGATGCTGCTTGCATTTTTCTTGCAAGCATTGATGGATACTTAGACTCATTAATTGCACTTAAGAATGGTAAAAATGCTTTGGTTGATGCTGCATTAACAACATATTCTCCTGGAGTCAGCATTGCTGGAACGGTATCTGAACCCATTGGTCTAAATCCACCATCAGCCATATAAGGTATCAATCCACCCATTGGACGATATATTGGTTTAATCAT